CGGAGTAAGTCGAGCTGATAGTGAAGAAATATTCAATTTAATCAACAACAATTCAAAAATCATCATACAGCCTACAGATTTTAATAGTCCCATAATGGCTGCGTATGAGTTTTTATTTGCACTACCAGAAGACGATACAGGAACATATGCAATGGCAGCTTCTAAAAAAGGAGATGATTATGCCAGAACATTGAGTTTTGCTGGTAATGTAGAAAAATACAAAACTGTTGGAGACAAAAAAGGCAGAAAAATACCTGCAGGTGTAGAAGTTAATCCATTAGAAATTGATGTAGATCCATTAGCATATAGTAGTGGAGAACCTATTTCTGCTAGCACTGTGCGACAGGCAATTGCTAACAATGACTATGAAACATTCGCAGCATCATATCCAGGAACAAAAGAAGCCATTCTAAAAAATATATGGCAAATGTTAACTGGTGTACAAGAATCAATGTTTAGCAAATCATGGTGGGGCAATCAATTAGCAGAAGATGTCGACGAAGTAGCAGAAGGATATCAGTCGACTAAAATGGCAAAAGCTCATGACAAAAAAATTAAAAAATTAAGAAAACATTTAGACAGCACAAGAGGTGAAGAATTTGTATATGATTTTGGTAATTTTAGCAAAACAATATTTGGAGCTCCATTATATGAAACTTTGTTAACAGAAGGCGGTGCAGCAGGGCACATGAATCATCCTTATGACTCACACGGCTTAACTTTTAATGACATGAAAGAAATAGTGTCTAGAGCATTAGAAGGACGTCTTGATATGGAAGAAGCTGTTACTGAAAAGACAGACGGACAAAACATTCAGGTGACTTGGAAAAATGGACAACCTGGTTTTGCTCGTGGTATTAAAACAAGACTCAATCCACTTACTCCTGATGAAATTGTTGCTGAGTTTGAACGGAAATATCAAGAAGCAGTAGAAAAAAATGGAGTAGAAGGAGCACAGGGATATAAATTAGTAGTAGACGCTTTTCGAGCAACAGCAGAAGATTTGACTGCATCATTAAGTAAATTATCTCCAGAAACACTTATGCGTATATTTAAAAACGGCAAAGTGTTTGCAAACATGGAAATTATATATCCTGCTACTACCAATGTTATTGCATATGAACAAGCAGTTTTGCAGTTTCACAATCTAGTTGAATATGATGACAAAGGCAAAGTAATTGAAACTGATGTAACTGGTGGCACTATGCTTCAAAAAGTAATACAAGATGCTAATGCACATATGCAAAAAACATTTTCATTTATACCTCCTAACAAATTAAAATTAGGAAGAATAGAAGATTTTGAAGATCAACAAGCAGCATTCTTTGCTGAAATAGACAGTTTAAAAAATCAATTTGGACTAAAAGAAACTGATCGAGTATCTGAATATCACAGAGCATGGTGGAAAGATGTAATAAGAGAAAAAGCATATCAATTAGATTATTCTATACCAGAAGATGTTTTAGAAATACTAACTAATCGTTGGGCTTTTAATGATAAGTCTACAAGAATTAACAACGTTGTTAAAATGATAGACAATGAATCATTTGCACAATGGACTTCTGCATTTGACAAAAAAGATTTCAAAGCATATCAAAAACAAAACATAGAACCATTTGAATCTATATTTTTAAAACTTGGTGCGGTAGTGTTGAAAAACATAAAAAACTATTTAGCAGCAAGTCCAGATAATGCAGTTAATCAAATTAAAAAAGATTTAATGTCATTGATTAAAGATCTACAAACATCAGATAATCCTGACACTCTTAAAAAATTAGAAACACAACTTAAAAAAATAGAACGTATAGGTGGCTTTGATACTATAGTGCCTATCGAAGGTATAGTGTTTACATACGGAGGTAACACATATAAACTTACAGGTTCATTTGCTCCAGTAAATCAGATACTAGGAGTGCTAAAATACGCAAGGTAATATTTATATAAAATAAACGGATAAAACTATGGCAGAAAAACATAAAACTAAATACAAAGCACCAAAAGACGAAGCAAAGTCTCAAAAGCCTGAAACACGTAAAGATATAAAAGATTATACCGGAGAAGAAGCTCATGGTATGGTACCAAATCTTGTGAAAGGTGTACAACCATTAGTACCAAGAAATATTAACGGCAAAGTAATTGATGACATAGAAAATATGGTTCCTAAAATTAAGGATCATATTTACAAAAAAGTTGAAGATGGTGATTATTCTCCAGAGCATGCTTTAAAAATATTTAAAAAACTTCAAATCGAAGACAGCGAAGGATATTTAGAAGCCATGGAAAAAGGCGTTTATGAAATGAATGAATCTCAAAAAGAACAAGTTATTAGAAAATACGTTCGCAATAAAATTGCTAAGATTCTTCGTGAAAATTATGTAATGGAACAAGACGATCCAGAACCAGCAGCAGACGCCCCAGCAGACGCCCCAGCAGATGCCCCGGCAGACGCTCCAACAGACGCTCCAGACCCAGCAGCAGACTCTCCAGAAGACGCTCCTGCAGATGATGCTGCAGCAGACACAGGTGGTGACATAGGCGGAGGTGCTCCAATTGGTGGCGGAGGCGGAGGTGCAACATCACCAAGTCCATCACCAAGTCCAACTCCAGATGCAACAGCAGGAGCAGACCCAGCAGCAGATGCTGGTTCACAACCAGATCCAGAAAAAGAAGCAATGGGCAATAAAATAAAATCTTCAATTGATTCTTTAGTAAAAGACGTTAAAGCAAAATTAGCAACAGCAACACCACTCGAAGTAGCTCCAGAAGTCGTTCAACCAATTAAAGACTTAATGGATGATATGACTACAGCAAAAGCTATAATATTTAAAAAAGCTGTTGCAACAGCATTCCGTAATGCAGATATTAAATTACCACAACCATCACCATCAGACGATTACACAGAAAACGAAGCATAATATGGCAAAAACAAACAAGTTACAAAACATCAAAGCTCTCGAGCAAATGCTTGACGGCACACACAAATTTCAAACTAAAAAAACAGTAGGATTTACTGACGCAGAAGCAACACAAAAGCGCAATGAACGTCATGAAATAGGCGATAAATGGGAAGATGTAGATGCGAAAGGAAACATTTATATCGTAGAGCAACATGATGGATTTCGCACACGTAAACCAAAAAATTCTGAAGTATTAAGTGAAGTTCGAGAAGAATTAAAATTATTTAGCAATTGTCCAAAAGAATCATGTACATGTGATCCTAATTATTATCTAAATAAAAAGATGCGAGCAATTCACGGTATGTGTTTTGATTGTGTTATCGACATGGAACATGAGTTAAAAAAACAAGGAAAATTTGATGAATATGCTCGTAAACGTATTAAAGACAATGCATTAGCTTGGTTAAAAAAAGCAGAACAAGATGTAGAAATGCTTCGTGAAGCATATACACGAGCATCTAAATTAGTTATTAATGGACAAGGCGATACTGAATCATGGGCAGCACAAATGACTCCAGAAGAATTTGAAGAAAAAGTTACAAAAGGATTTGAGTCTTATAAAAAAGACTTTTTAGATAAATTAAATAAACATGTTATAGGAGAAAAAAAATGAAAATTTGGAATAAAATTAAATCATCCGTATTATGGATAGGTATTAGTATAATTGGAATAATCGGCTTAATTGCAGCAATTGGAAAATTGTTTACAAGAAAATCTGTAGACAAAATTCAAGATAAAATTGATGACAACGAAAAAAAGATTGAAAGAGTTAAAGGTAAAGAAGATCAAGTAAAAACACAAAAGCGACAAGTTAAAAAAGAATTAACTGATCTCAAACAAACAGTTAAAAAAACTAAAACAGCAAAACGTAAACCAGCGCCAAAAAAAGTTCCAGCAAAAAAGAAAACTACTAGTTCAGCTAAAAAAAATATTGTTTCTAAAACAAAAAGAAAAAAATGAAACAATTAATTTTTATATTATTATTTCCAATAACTGTATTCGGACAAACTGTATCTGATACATGTTTTACAGAACAAGAAATACACGATATATCAGAAACATTAGACGAGTTATATTATCAAGATTCGGTTAATAACGAATTAATATTACAACAAGAAGCAGTTATTGAAAAACAAGATGAATTATTACGTCTTGACAGTTTACAATTACAATACAAACAACAACAAATTGATTTGCTTGAACAAAACATAGATTTATATGTTAAACAACAAAAAAAGCTTCAGCCTAAATGGTACAACAACAAAGTTATTTGGTTTAGCGGAGGTATATTAACTACAATATTAACAGGCAAGTTAATAGTAGGAGCAATTCAATAATGGCAAATCCAAACATAAAAGAAATCATTCAACAGCAATATCAAATGTGTGCTGCTGACCCTGTATTCTTTATGCGTCAATATTGTTATATACAACATCCTAAGCGTGGTAAAATAAAATTTAACTTGTATGACTTTCAAAAAGATTCATTAACCGAATTACAAAACAATCGTTACAGTGTTATATTGAAGTCTAGACAGTTAGGTATTTCAACTCTAGCAGCTGGATTTGCTTTATGGAGCATGTTGTTTAACGAAGACTTCAACGTGTTAGTTATTGCAACTACACAAGAAGTAGCAAAAAACTTGGTTACTAAAGTCCGTGTAATGCATGACAATTTGCCAAGTTGGTTAAAAGGTACTATAGAAGCAGACAATAAATTATCTTTAAAATTTAAAAATGGTTCGCAAATAAAAGCAGTTTCAAGTGCAGGTACAGGAGCACGTTCAGAAGCACTATCATTGTTAATAATAGATGAGGCTGCGTTTATTAGAAATATTGAAGAAATATGGATAGCATCACAAGCAACACTATCAACAGGTGGTGGTGCAATAGTTTTATCTACACCAAATGGTGTGGGTAACTGGTTTCATAAAACTTGGGTTGATGGCGAGACGAATGCACAAACACAATGGCACAACATAAAACTGCATTGGACAGTGCATCCAGAACGAGACAATGATTGGAGAAATGAACAAACACAATTATTAGGAGAACGTGGAGCTGCGCAAGAATGTGATTGTGATTTTGTAAGTTCTGGTCATACTGTTGTCGATGGTAAAATATTATTAGGATATGAAGAAAAATGTTGTGAGCCTATAGAAAAACGAGGATATGACAATGCATATTGGATATGGGACTACCCAGACTATTCAAAAAATTATATAGTAGTAGCTGACGTTGCACGTGGTGAT